CCTGTGGCTCCTGTGGCTCCTGTGGCTCCGGTGGCTCCAAGTAGACTGAAATGAGTTGTATCTACGCTAGGTATGGTTGTGGAGTTGGTGATGGCTACCATACAGACATAAGAATTTCCCGCATTGCTTACCGCATCACCTGCTGCGTAATTTTGTCCACTTGCCCATGCACCACGGACATTTAACCCTGCTCCGGTCGGCCCCTGAACGCCCTGAACGCCTTGGATTCCTTGAGGCCCTTGCGCTGCCATTAATGAAAAATGAGTGGAATCTGAACTTGGCGTAGTCGTGGAATTTGTTATAGCTAAACTGCATTCATAAACTCCATTGGCAACCGTTGTTACGCCACAAAAAGCCTTGTCCGTTAGTCCCGTTGCTTCCATTTGTGCCTGCCTGCCCCTGAGAGCCTTGTGCGCCAGTTGCGCCGTTAGCCACCATCAACGTAAAGTGGGTAGTGTCGGTTGCCGGAGTGACTAAGGAATTTGAGATAGCGGATATACAGACGTAAGCTCCGGTCGCATCGGTAGTAATATCCCACAACGCATAATTATTCCCACTTACCCAAGCGCCTCGCCAAGCATAAATGGGTGTCGTTTTTTGTAATATCCATCGCCCCAGCCCTCCCGCATTACCGACAGGAGTGATAATATTAACACCATCGGGGGTAGTGCCAAGAAAAGCATCGTATTTGTAGCCGTAAAAATAGCCACTTATCATGCCTATGGCCATATCGCCGTTAGAAGGATTTATTTTGTCTAACGCTCCGGTTCCTCCGCCAGTCAGTATCGTATATCCGAAAAAGTTAGTCGCATACACCGGAGATACGAACAAAATGAGCAAGGCACTCAATATTAATAGTATTCGTTTCATATTTTCCCCTTATTCACCAAATGACAAATATAATGTTCCTGTATCGGGATCTCTAAACCCCGCTGCTACATAAAAAGGTAAATCGCTTAAATCCTTAGTTTTTATATCGAACATAAACCCGGCCTGAACTCCGGCATTGTTTTTGTAAAATCCGATGTATTTCCCCTGCCAAAAATAAGCATTAATCGATTCAGGATTGTATAAGGCCGCCCACTCCTGACGAGTCAAAACGCCTTCAGTAAGGATTTCGCTTACCCCTGGCCCTATGACTGCCAATCCTTCTGGAGAGGGATACACGACAACACCAAGTGCCTGAACAACACCTCTTTTGCACATTGAAGCCAAGCCGGTTTCCATATCTTCCATAACCACATTAGAAGGATCGTTTCCGACAGCCAGATAAGGAGTCCCCGACGTCAGAACGGCCACGGTAGTACCAAAGGTTCCTAGGCCGACGATAGGATAGTCAGTCGTTTTCTGATAGCTTACCGGCCACGCGTGAGGATAATAAGGCACGGAGAAACATAAAAGGTTCCCAACAAAACCGCACAAAGATCCATTTGGCAAGGAAATTAATCCCTGCAACCCCAAAGGCGGCGCGTCCCATTCCAGGGTTTGTAAAGTTTCGCCGAGTCCAGAGTCAAGAATCGTATCATCGTAACTGCTTGTCGCCAGATCGATTTCGTCGACGAACTGGTAAACCGCACCGGTCGAACTCTGGTTTATTCTGTAAATCCTTTTTGAGACGATATTATATTTTTGCAGAGACGTGTCGGGAGACGTAGAGTCCATGCCGGATATAGCGATAGTGTCCCCGTCAAACACATCAATCAAATCAGATACGGGTGACGGTGGCCCCTCGGCACCATATCCATTGACGAAAGTATAAACATACCCCCTCGTTTCCATAAGGGTTTGATCTTCGACTCCGGTCGCTATAATTACGCCTTGCCCTGTCTGTGTGGCAACAGATGGATTAGTGGTATAAAAGCCTCCCGCCGTAAGATGAACATTAGTAATAATGTTGCTTGCTATGGTGTAAGTCCCCGCTGCTCCCGAACCGCCACCCCCGGAAAAAACTAAATTATATACTCCATTGGCTTCTGTGCAGGCCGGAGAAGAGATTTGAAGGTTTGTTACCGCCGTTGGAGCCGGAGTGCTGTCCGAAACTACAGGGGCATCAACAGGAGCCGGAGGACAGGGATTGTAAGAAACCATCGGGTGCTGATTCCCGCCCTGTTTATAAAGATATTTATCGGTTACTTTAAATTCGCCGTTTTCTGTATAGTAAATCCGGCCGTATTCATCGCCGGGATCCGGAGATTCAACGACGTCAACATCTGATAACCACTCAAAGAAGTTTCCATCCGAATATCTGTAAATTGTAAGCAATAATCCTGATTTTGTTTGTGCTGCTACAAATACATCATTTTGAAGCGCGGACACACCGCCGCGGTCAAACCGGCAGTTAATCGCCTGCTGAGACTTGTTGGCGGGGAGAAGGGCGGGATCGATGATTTGCGGCGCCCGGCCTCCGAATTTGTCTATCGTGATCAACATCTTTATTCCCTTGCGTCTGTTTGCCGTTCAATGTTTGTCTTTAGCCCAATCGCTTGTAAGAATTTATTATAATAAACCTGTGCTTTTGCCTGCGCCCCGGGGACGGTTGTTTCCTCTGCCAGGCACATATAGACCAAATAATAAACGCACGCCGGTTTATAGGAATCATCAAATGGCAATTCCGTTGTATCTGTCGTAATAGCTGGAGGGGGCTGGCTTACTAACAGTAATACCTTGCCCGTGCCGTCATTAGGTGGATAAGTGTAAAACGTATAAGGATTATCGTCGTCCTTCACGATAAAATTCACTAAAGTGGCGGCTGGGAATACCGGCCATCCGGGAAGGGCGTAATCCATAGCCTTTTTCTTGATTAGGGTGATTGTCGGCGCGACTATAACCTGAGTCGTACCTGAACCTGTAATATTGTAGAGCGAATCCAGTAAGGCGATATCGGTTGCGCCCAGAGATTGTTTTGCCCCTGCGACCAAGCTGATTGGTTCTTCCACCGGATAGGCTTCTGGTTTAAGATTGATTGTTTCCAAAATAAAAAGAGTGAGATAGGGGATCATTTTTGACGGTGGCCAGTTCAAACCGAATTCGTCCTGCAACTGCTCCGACGCCAATAGGCAAAGGTCGCCTAAGTCACCGGAAAGAGATTGCTCCCCGCCTTGAGGAGTCCCCCCATCGATATTTTCTGAAACATTCGGCATATAATACCCCTACATAAAATTACTGCGGTGCGTCCTGCGTTTTGCTGGTATAAGCCTGCCTCTTGAAATCATAACGGACTCATATTCTATGGCAAAGAAGGCCATAAATTCCTGATCAGCTTCCAGCGTTGCGGTTCCCCTCGCCATTATCCTGACCACTCCTTCTTTAAATAATTCGTCAAACTTGCCCTGCCATGGAATTGCCTGAGTTGGTAGCGATAATGTTAAAGGTATTTGATTGTATTTACCTTTAAGTAATACATCGACGGTAGGCTTAGGCCGAATATAGACAGTCGACCCGACAATCGTGTAGGTTCGCGGCTTATGATAGGGCGCGTCCCAAACTCCGTAATATCCGTAATACTCCCACCAGCGTTCATGATCGTTTTCATCGTCGCCTAGGTAATTCGGTTCTAATATGCGGCGGCGGCCTTCCCAGCCATTCGGAGATACGGCGGAGGACAAAATAATGTATTGTCCAACTTGAAGATTCAGGCCTGCTTGGGTGTTTAAACTTTGAGTTCCGGTCCCGCAGGTTAGGCTTGTCGTTGAATTGGCGATATTAGAAGCTGGGCTGCCGGGAGTGGGTCCCAAAGCAATATCCCAATAAGATAGAACGTCCGTTCCATTGGCCAAGGATATAGAAACAACAAGAGCACCGGTTGTGTTATTATAAGAAGTAACAGTTCCAGCCATCCAGTCGTCCATTAATTCCTCTGTTCGTAGCCTCTCGGCAGGAGAAAGGAAATCATCTGGCAGTGTTGCGGAATAACCAAAAGCGGGAATGGATAAGTTAAGCTGTCCCGTCACTAATAGGTCGGATTTGCTTCTCAGAAGGTTCTTAAAAATAAGAGACTGGAGAGAGTTAGCCGCTCCAAAAATCGATATCCCGCTGTTTTTATCGGCTCGTCCTACCCGTGGCAATACTGCCAGAATGAGATCGCTTACCAACATGATTTTATCCTTTTATTTCTTTTTCCCGGCAACCTTATCAACAACCTTATCAAGATCCTCTTCCGGGGAGTTCTCGGCTTCCTCTTTTACGAAACTGAAAGCCTCCATTTCCGATTTGAAAGGTACGATCTTGCTGCCTTTCGGCACCCAGGACATATCTTCACCGGCGTAAAGAGTTTCCTTGCTTCTTCGGTCTACCGCGACATATCCGGCGTCGGAATACTTCTCGACTCCAAACCCAGACATGGGATCTTTCTTCCCTTTTGCTGCTTTCTGCTCACGGTCAATCTTCTCCTGGTCGTACTCTTCATACATCGAAAGTTGAAGAAGATGATCAACGTGCTCCTGCTTGGAAATATCGCAAACAGAGGTTGATTCTTCCGGTACGCTTACTTCACGCCAAACTTTTTCCTTCGTGAATCTCCCGTTGGCATCCTTTTTAAAATCATACTTCTTTTCCTTATGGTACTGCGTCCCCGGTACAGGCATGAAAATATATTTCGTATCTTCCAGCGTTACCGTGGTTGGTCCAATTCTTCGTATCATACAGTGAACTTGCATTTTCCTATGCCTCCTTAAAAGGTTTTATCCTGGGGCGAATTATAAGCCCGCCCCACGGCTTTTAATGGTTAAGGTTCGTCTACTAACAGCCCCAAGGTGAGGGTTCCCGCTGCCGCTGTTCCGGGGACTGCCGGGAACTGAATCGCAATGATACGGTCATACTTGGCGTCGACTCCGATATTGCTCTCAAAAGCCAGTACGAAGGTATCCACTCTGCCGCCTGCGCGACCGATTGTCGAAGCAGTGATAAGGTTCTGGCTCGATACCAGCGCGGGGTAGACTGTCGTGTCCGTTTGTCCGCCAGAGTTGTAATCGGCCGCCACCTGAGCAACATTTGTCCCCACGTTAAACTTAATACCCGAAGTGCCGGCAGGCGATTCGTTGAGATAGGTATTAAGAACGCCTACCGTAAGGGTGAGAAGCGGAGTCCCGTTTGTGTCAAGGGCTGTCGATTCAATAAAAGCATCGCACAATTTATGACCGGCAGGCAGAATGCCAAGAGCGATAATCTGTGTGGTAATCAAATCTGTGGTCAATACGGATATTGACCGCACGTCGTATCTGGCGCCGGGAATCCCCGTTTTGGGCGGATTGGTGTAAAGATCGGGCGCTATTTTAAGGGTGTTTGCCATAACTTTTTACCTCCTTTAAGGTATTATTTTATTTTACGGTCTGGTTGCGGCCGTGTCTATCGCCATCACGCCAAAATCGTTACCATTGAAGGTAACTTTCTTGAATCCCCAAATGGTGTGGGTTGTGATGATGACTTTGTTACCATTGTCGCGCGTCTCTTCGTTCCAGCCAAAACGTAAATCCTGGCCGGGAGAACCAAAGGCGATAACACCCGCCTGCATACCGCAGAACAGAGCACGGGAAGCACTCACGGTGCTGGCCGCTCCGTAATCGGTAAACCGGATGATGTTTGGATGCGAATGGAGCATAACTCCGTTCCACATACCGATTCCACCCTTGATGAAGGGGGTATCTTTGCCAACCGCGGTCGTGATTGCTTTCTGTATATCCGCCCAATCATTCGTGGTGGTATTCCTGCGCAGGTCAAATTTCTGGTAAGGATCAATGACCATCAGGAACAGCTCTTCGCCGTCCACTTCGCATTTCTGGATCTGCGGGATTTCGGAAGAAGCAGGACCGCCACCGCCCATCATTTCCGCGTAAGCTACTGCGCGGTCGATAGGAAGAGTCGACATCTTGTCGGTTGCCGCCAAACTTGCCTTTGATGTTCCCACGCCGCCGTAAACGATATGATTCGAATCCGGAGACGTAAGGCTGTTGTTGGCAAACCCCGAATAAGTCGTAGGAAATACAAATTCGGTGTTGGTTCCGCGCGAGCCGGCGAGATACATCATGATGATCTCGTCGAATACCCTTGCCCACCAGTCAATAGACCTGGCCCTTGCGATCTTGCGCAGATCGTGAAGAGTTCTTTTACGCGTCATTCTTCCGCCGCAATCGGCGCCGCCGCGCATCTGATCAATGTAAACATTATCAGTATAAAAACCCAAGCCTTCCTCTTTTCCGTGTAACTCGGAATCACCTTCGACCGGTTGCATATTTAACTGCCATTGTATTCGAGATTATTCGCTACTTAATCTCCGCCCTAACGGGCTGCTTTATCTTTCGATAAAGAATAGGTCATATCATCATCCATGTTTTGGATGCTAAGTGCTTCGGGACGCTTGCCCCTACTCCCTTCCGGGATGACCGTCGAAGCTTCTTGATGAGGGCATACTCCATTATTCCTGCGTTTTCCAGTGTTACAGTTCCAACAAAGAAGTTGATATCTTTCTGGAAAATTCTCTTGAATAATGCGGCTGTAAAGACCGCCCTGTGAGTATTGCTTGCGCTCAATGTGTCCATCATTATTAACGTGATCAATAGTTAAGAACATATAGTTTGATTCCCCACAGCATTTACACACGTTCCCGTATGCTTCGTAAACTTTAATGCGTTGTTTATCTCTTGTGTGCTTAGCCCATTTTTTGCCTTCCGCCCTTGCTTCGTCAGGGTGTGACGCCCGCCATGCTCTCATTTTGGCGTTAGCGGTCTCCCTGTCGTAGTTTGAACGAAAAAGACTATGGTTATATGTTTGCTCACATTCGATACACATACTGTGTCTATATACTCTTTCTTTCTTGTCACGGTTACGATTTTTGACTAAACGGAATTTTTCAATCCCTTTAGCCGTTTTGCACACTTTGCAAGTCTTTTCTCCCTCGAACAAGCTCGCCTGCTGATTGGCCATTTCGCTATCCTCCACACTGTATTTATGAACTGATGACATATTATCACATATACAGTTAGAAATCAAGGTCAATCCATGAAGTTTTTAACTTTCACGTCTAATTTTTCAATTTGCGTTGTAGTATTCATGGCTTTAGGCTATTCCAGCAATCCTCTTAGTTATTCAATGCTGCTCTCGCAGCAAGGCGACTCGTTAAAATCGATAAATCGTAAGTGATCTGTTCTCCGGCATCCGATTCCAAATCGGTTATCTGCCAGATCGGTTTGGTCGGGACTTCGCCCTTGCCCATAAACTTCCGTGTCCAATAACCTTTTCTGCCGACGTCTACCGCAAGGTTTCCGGAATATCTCTTGACGGCCTTAGCGTCGTTCAGACCAATGATAGTCTGTCCCATAATTTGTACCTCCCTTTAAGAGTAGTATAAGACCGTCCTGGGCCAATTATTTAGGGCTTCTGCCCTACACTTTGCTGCTTAAAATGCTGAATCTCTATAAACTTGTTGGCGGTTATTTTGAGCACCGCGTTCCTTCCAGCCTTTTCAGTCAGGAAAACCGACACGTCATAAGGCTTGTCCGACGCCGGCACTTTCAAGACCAATTCGTCGCCAACCTTGATTACTTTTATCAAACAACCCACGCTATTCACTTGCCTGCCCTGTCAAGATACGCTTGGCGTGTCTTATCGGGCATCCTTTCCAGAGCGTTCTCGTATGCTTCTCCTGATAGTTTGTCGATCAGCGCAAAACTATCGTCAATGCCGTCCATGTTTGTAGCCGCTGCGGGCACATCCGCCAGAGTCTTTAGGCCCGGTTTCTTTGCCGCTGGCTTGTTTGTTTTATCCGGTATAACCTCTTTCTTTTCCGCGGGCTTGATTCCAAAAGCTTCTTTTACCGCTTTGTCCGCCTTGACTAATACCTGCATTCCCGTAAGATTAGAGTTTGCGGGATCGCCGGTTATTGATTTAACCATTTCCGTCAATGCGCCAAACAGGGCATTGCTCTTAATTTTTGCCGCGGCGTCGACTGCCTTTGAGGACATATATTCAGGCTTGGCGTTGAGAAAGTGAATCTGCTCTTTTTTCCAAAGCAAATCGCTCTTTTTCTCTTCCACCGCAGCCTTAGACGCTTCCCACTCTTCCTTTGCGGCGGCGTTGATGTCCATCGTGTGCTTTATGATCTGGCGGTTTAGTTTATCCCTGCCGTTCTGGTATTCATCCGCCGTAAGATCACCATCGTCATATTTCGCTTTAAGCTCTTTAAACTTTACTTGAATTTCCGGCGATATAACCTCTTCTATTTCCTCCGGTTTATCAGGGACTTTCGGCATTTCCGCTTCTGTCAGTGTCGGCCGGAAAGTCAAAAGAGTGTCGTCAGTTACTTCCACGACTTCTTCTTTCTTGTTCGCTGCGTCAGCGATCTTCTCCGCCTCTT